TCATAGCGGCAAGAGCTTCTGTACTGCCGCGCGCCCGTGATCGGGCGACAAGTGCGCGTAGCGCTCCGTGACCGTTATGGAGGAGTGCCCCAACAGGTCCTTGACCACATACAGCGACACGCCCTCCATGACGAGCCACGAGGCAAACGTGTGGCGCAAGTCGTGTATCCGGAAATTTTCGATCCCCGCGCGAGCGCACGCCGCGACGAATCCTTTTTGCAAGGTACCAATTCTCCGCCCCGAGCCGGAAGCAAACACCCATTCGGAGCCGGCACAGTTTCGCGTGACCCAATCGCGCTGATCCCTCAGCGCCGATAGTGCGCCGCTATTCAGCGGAACTAGCCGACGCTGGCCGTTCTTTGTGTGCTCGCACTCGAGTCGAAGGTGTGAGCGCTCGAAATCAACCCGGCGCCATTCGAGCGCGAGCAGCTCAGTTTTTCGACACCCTGTGCTCAGCGCGAGGCGCACGAAGTTACGAAGATGCGGCCGCCGCGCAGTCATTCCAGCCGCGAGAATCAGCGACGACGCTTCGCTTCGGGATATCCAGCGAACCCGCGACTCACCACCATCAAGGCCAAGGCTTTGCACCGGATTCGGCAATTCCGGATAGTCGTGCTCAGTCCGAACGAAATTTATGGCCGCAGACAACAGCTTGAGTTCACGCTTTACGGTCGACTCCCGGACACCGTCAGCGAGCCGTGCAGACACATACCGCCGAACGTCTCCCCGCTTCAACGTCCGCAAATCCCGACCACTGAAGTGAGGGTTGAGCCGTTGCAGCGAATACTGATCACGCTCCGCGCTACGGTGCCTCTTCTCAGACATGTAAATCCCGATTATTTCCTCAAAGACCATTCCAAAACGCCTATGCGCTATTGATCTACTGAATATCGTAACCAGTCTGCCCCATTAATGCGATATTGATATCCGCCTGACTCAGTATTTCGGAATTAATTTTCGCGCGTCGATAACCAGAACACCCCCAACTCCTGTCGCCAAAATGCCTGACAACGATCGAGCGTCGCGCCTGCCTGCAACGCCGCCTTGAACGCGACCTTCAGGGCTTCCGCCGGATCGTTGGCGGTAATGTGGTCGATCGGCATCACTTCCGGCACTGCCACGCCGCGGCTCGTCCAGTACCGCTTTTCGTTCAGCGCGTGCTCCGCGAAATCCTTCGTGATGTACTTCGCCAGGTAGGCTGCGAGCTTGTGGCGCAGCCCCTTTTCCTTGAACGGGTTCCGCACGTTGATCTGGCCGTTCCCGACGCCAACGATGCTTTGCCAGATCGACCGCAGCACTCGATAGTTCTGACGGCCCTTGACCGCCACGTGGAGGTGCCACGCACCCCGTTTCTGGCGCTCAGGCGTAGCGACATACTGGAACGTCGACAGCTTCGCGAGACGACGGCGCAGCGCATCGAAATCGCGCTTCAGGCGGGCTTTGTCCTGCATGTTCTCCCGGTACGTCAACGTGATCATTCTGTCCGCTCCAATCGCCTTGCACCGTAGCCGCACCTGCTGTTTCGCGCGCTTCGCCGCATCGAGCAGGTTCGATTCGCTGTTCTCAGACTCGCCGCGCTTCGCCTTGGGCTTCGCATTCAACGACAACGCGCCCATGTATCGATCAAACCGCGTCGCTGTCACTTCGACCTGACCGTCGCCAAAATTCCGACCACGGATCACCCACTCTCTACGGAACGGCGAGAAGTCGCCTATACTTGCGTCGTGCATTGCAACTTGTCCTTGTAATGCGCTGTTGCACCAAGCCCTGACCGTTGCCGCGTTCAGGGCTTTTCTTTTTTCTGAACTGCCTTTCTGTCCTTGCTCCGCCTCGCTCTATGCTGGCGTCCGTGTCCCGTATCCGTTAAGTGTCCCTGATACAAGTTTAGGGGCCGCGCTGCGCGCGGCCCGCCCGGCGCGCTCTGCTGCGCTGGGCGAGCCGCCCGCAGCCATACCCCCGCCCCTCTACCCGCAGCCGCCTACGCCCTCTCCTATCGCGCCGGAACCACATCGGCCGCAGCGGGCTTTCAGGAGGGAGGGAATTTCCCTGCCGCGTCTCCGTTACCCGCGATCGCGAGTACCCGCTACTCGGTCCGGCAGGCCGCGCTGAGCCGCGCGACAACCGCCACGACTCCGCATCACGGCCGTCGCCCTACATCGCTGCGATTCCGGCCGGACACTCCTAACGCTAGACGCCGGATTTTCCGTTACGCTTTCGCTCAAGGTAACGATTAAACATCTCATCGCTCACGAACGACTTCAAAACAGACTCATCCGCCCAATACACCAAGCGTTCAAGCGCATCAGCCCTCGACACGCCTACGTCCGCCGCCAACCGTTCCAGCGCACAACGCATCGCCTCATCAACCGTGAAAGTCAGCTTTCGCCGGCCCAACTGCGATTGAGCCGGAATCGCTTCCCGCACCGCGTCCGTAACCGTAATCACCCCTTGCCCGGCAGGTTGCGGCGATCGCTGCGCACCGACAATCGGACGCTTCGCCGCCTCCAAATCGCGGCGGACTTGCGCCAATTCTTCGCGAAGCCGATCGTTTTCCAACACCAGCTCGTCGTAGCCATCGGCAGCGGCCGGAATATTTTTCGTTACTGTAACGGGATTGCCAATCGCCTTATTCCGCGCACGATATGCCGCCTGACGCTGCGCATTCGTCATCGCCCCGCCCTGCTTGCGGGGACGACCGCGACCGCGCTTTTCCGTTACGGGATCGAGTGGTAACGGAATTGTTTTCGTGTCTTCCTGCTGGATCATCGCGAACACTCCATATCGGCAATGGCCTTATTTTACGTTACTCGTAACGATAAATAAATATTTGTTACGCGTAACTGAAAATAGTTTGCTTAACACCACGGCCCCTCCCACCGCGCCGACTTACAATCTCGTCCACAAAACAACCGAGGGACCACAAATGGGCATCTACGACCGCGATTGGTATCGCGAGGAATACAAGGAGAAGGAGAAACGCGCGCAGCAGGGCCATACGACACACAGCGCCCCCGCTCCAACCGCACCGCCAACCCCACCACGCCCCCAAGCTACCGCCACCAAACACGCGCTTACGCCGGTCAAGATCGCGGCATTCGCACTTGCGGCCGGGGTGGCCTCATACCTTGTCCTATCGGTGATCCTCGACCACATCTAAGCGTCGGCCCGATTAGATCCGCTGCACCTGCAGGACCAACAGAACTTCCGTGCGCTGCTTCGAGCTTGATCGTCCATCGAGAAAGCTCGGCAGCCACGCATAACCGCTACGCGCCGTCGCATTGCGATCCTGAATCAAGCCGCCCAGCACCACGACCTCGCCATCCTTCAACCGTGTGACCGTCTGTAGCTGGCGCGTATTCTTCGTCGGCGACGTATCGACGCCGGTTTTCGTCGTGACGAAATCGGAGATTTCCTCATGCACGCGCAGCTCGATCGCGTCGCGCATCACGGTCGGCTCGACGTCGAAGATCAACCCGGCATCCTGATACGTGATCGATTGAACCGGCGTGCCGCTCGATCCTTGATAGCTCACGCTCGACTGCGTGGGAACCTGTTGCCCGACATTCAGGCGCACCTTTTCACCCGACATGATCCGGACGTGCGGCGAACTGATGACCTTGAACCGCGAATCGGCATTGAGCGCGGATATCGCCGCGTCGATACCCGGCCCCGTGAACCGCACCGCGCTCGAGTCGGATGACGTGTCGCCGCTCGAGATACGCAGTTGGCCGCCCAGCACCTTCGCCGCGATGCTCCACGCGGAATTGCTGGAATCCGTATTCGTCACCTCATACGCCCAGCCGCGCACCACCACTTCGCCGGGGGCCGTGTCCAGCCCTGGAACCAGCTTGCGCAGCATGGCGACCTCATCACGCGAGCCGACGATGACCAGCTCACCGCCACGCGCCTGAACAGCACCCCCGACCGGCTGAACGAACGGCGCGCTATTCGGCATCGCAGCCGGTGCGCCCGGCACCTGTACCGCACCAACAGCATCGCCGGCGACCGGGCCGACGGATACGGGCGGCAACATCGAACGCGCACCAATCAGCGGCTCGACCAGTTCGCGTAACTCGCTCGCCTTCCGGTATCGCGGCTTATACACGTACACATCGCAGTCCGCCTTTGCGAGCACGGCGCCCGGTTTCTTCATCACGTAATCGACGCCGTTTTTGAGGACCACCTGAAAGCCGAGCGAATCGAGAAAATCCACCATCACTTCGCGCACGTCGCGGCCCTGATCGTCCAGACGGAATGACACAAGGCGGGTGTCGGTCAACACATCGGGGCCGAGCACATATGGCGTGCGCATCGCATCCTGATAGATCAGGTCGACCACCTGCGCCACCGTCACGAATCGCAGATCGAACGCCGTCCCGCGAACGTGCTTGAGCGGCGCGAGCGGCTGTGGCGCAGGCAGCGGCGGCGTAGATGCCGCAGCGACCAACCCCGGATCAGCCGGCAGGGTCGGCAACGGCGGAACCGTGCCGGCCGCATGCACCCAACCGCTCGACAGCATCAACGCGCCAAGCAGCGCGGCACATCGCCTCATCTCACACCCCCGTTTTGTTCTGTTTTTCCACCTTGCACACCGGTCCATCCGCTCGCCGTCTTACCGTCCACATCGCCAACCAGCCGCACGCCTTCGCCGCGAAATTCGGACGACGGAACTGCACGCAACCGGCCGTCCGCGGCGACCACCACGACATAGGCCGCCCCGGACACCGCGTAGCGCCCTGCTACCCGCCACTCAGCCGACTTGTTCACATCAGCGGGGCGCGGCGCAGCCGCCGGTTGTGACGCCGCAACCGGCCCGGCTACCGTTGCTCCCGGCGCGACGCCGAAGCCCTCATGCGTCTTGTGATAAATCTTCACGGCCAGCACGACGAACACGACCAGTGCGGCCGGTATAACGAACAGCGCTTTCGGAATGACCGCCTGTTTCTTCGTATGCACTTCCGCGCTGGTGTAGAGCTTGAACACCTCGCGCGGATATGCCCATTGACGCTTTACCGCGTCTTTCAGGCTGCTCGGGTTGTGGCAATGGTCCCACTCGTACAACATCGCGCGCTTCAGGCCGAACAGGTTGCGCACGTGAACGTGTCGGCCGACGAGATCGCGAACCGTCTTGCTGATGCGCTGCGGATGCTGCGTGATGATGATGAAGTCAACGCCCATATGCCGGTGGACATGCAATTGCTCAACGTCCGGCGTTGGCTTCTGGCTTGCGGTGGTCGGCGGATAGATGCGCTGCGCTTCATCGATCACGATCAAATCGTGCGCTTGCGCTTTCACATGCCATTGCCGCAACCACAGTTCGTCAATTTCGACGTGCTCGACCGCGAGGTCGCGAATGCCGTCCACCAGCACGCGACGCCCTTTCGCAAGCTTGGTGAGGAGCCACACCGCATACAGCGTCTTGCCGCTACCCGGCACCCCCGTAATCAGCGTGATCATTTGCTGAACACCATTTTCGTTGTGGACGTGAGCAGGTAGAACGACACGCGGGCCGATAGGCCGCCGAGCACATACGCGATGCCGTCGCCGACGCCGCCGAGCGCCAGCACATTCGCGATATCTGAGGCCAAGCCACCAACGCTCGCGGTCATCCACCGAATGACCTGATTCAACGCCAAATCAATACCGGTCACGGTCAAGAAACCGATGCCGAGTGCCACCAATACGCGCGTGACGATCGGACCGACTAGCGATACAAGCAAGGTCGCCCAGCTCATGCCATTAGCCCCATAACGAAGATCAGACCCGCGCCGAGCGCTGACAACATGAGCACCAGCGGCCGCAGTCGCACCGCAAAATCGCAGATCGGTTGATAGCTGAAAGAAAGGCGTGCGTCGAAAATGACGACCTCATATGGCCGCGGACAAACACCGCTGTTCAGGCCAATCGAGATCGGCGACAGCGACACCTCCTTCGAGTCGTGCTTCACGTCCACATCATTCGCACTACCGAGCGGTGCGCAACCGGACGCGTCAGGATGCAAAACGCACAGATCAGGTAATGGTTGCGGCTTGCCGCCGTCTCCCGGATTCGTGCCAGCACCCGGATTCGTGCCAGTACCCGGGTTCGTGCCGGTGCCGGGGTCCGTGCCGGTGCCGGGGTTCGTACCGGTGCCGGGGTTCGTACCGGAGCCGGGGTTCGTACCGGAGCCGGGGTTCGTACCGGAGCCGGGGTTCGTACCGGTGCCGGGGTTCGTGCCAGTACCGGGGTTCGTGCCAGTGCCGGGGTTCGTACCGGTACCCGGGTTCGTGCCAGTGCCAGGACTCGTAGGAGCGCTCGGATTGCCGTTCGGCATCGGAAGGCGCATCGACCCACCGCCAGCGCCCGGGCTTACGGACGTGAACTCGCCCACGTTCGGAACCCACTGGGGATTCTGCTGATTCCAAGCATTCACGTCGTCTTCGGTAATAGGGTACGCCGGATCGTACGGCACGCCCTGATAGCCGGGCTGGGAGCTTGCCTGCTTCCATAATTCGTTAGCAAGCGCTGCGACAATCTTCGGGTTCACCGGCGCGGCGAGATCGCTACTAGGCAATTGCTCGACCGCCGACTTTACGGAAATCTGCTCGGTAGGACCCGTAGGACCCGGCGACACGCACTTGCCCCCGATTGCCATTCCCGTATCGCATGAAACGGTGGCAGGCTCCCAACCGAAACCATACGTGTAGTCAAACGGATCGGGATATCCCACACCGTAGCGTCGCATCGTGCAGTTGCTTACTTTCTCGTCACATCCGCGATCCTGAAAATGCACTTGCGGGTTCGAAAAGGTGCTATAGGAGCGTTGCATACAAGCATGCTGCAACAGCGCGAGGGTGGCTGCTTGCACGCTAACGCCAGTACCGCAATTACCCGTAAAAAACGCACGCTGCCCTTGCACGAGCTTTCCAGCTTGCTCGCCCGAAGAAGTCGACACGTTCGTCGACGGCTTAGTCGGGAATAGCCAGCGAATCAAGCCACCGAGCGCAACCTGTACAGACGTGCCAACCACAGCGCCGATCGCGGCACACGCGGCAACACCCAAAAATCCACTTCCCAACGAGCAAGCGGCCGTCGCTACCCCGCCCGCCATCGTCCCGCCGACGCCGGTGATCGTGTTCATATGCTTCACCGTCGCCTCAGCTACTGCGCCGAGGACGTCATAGCCCCGCTTCGCCTCAGTCGCGGCAATCACGCCCGACAACTGCACCGAGGAACGCGATTCCGTCTCAACCACAACGCGATCAAGCGGCGTAGTCGCCTCAGTAGCTTCGACGATGCGATCGAGTGGCCCCGCAGGTTTAGCTGTCGTGCCCGGCTCCATCACAACATTCCCGCGCGTGTCAAAGCGGACAAGCGCCTTAGGTGCCGGACCGGCCGCGTTCGCCGTCGCCAGCGAAGCGAACAGCAGCGCCACGATGAGAAGGTGAATTAGCCTCATGACATCAATATCAAACCGGCCGTGTACAAGGTGACGACAGTCACCGCGAATTCGATGCAGTACTGGATCACGATTAACTCTCCGAAGCGGAATCCACGAAGCGCCGCAGCGCGCGCAGGCCGAACGCGATCGCCAGCACCAGCAACACTGCGCTACCCACCGCCATGCCAGCTTCAATGCCGCCCGAGACAGGCGCGTCGCTCGTCGCCCCATCGTTGACTAGCGTCAGGTGCGCGACCTGCTGCACACCCGGCGAACCGTCCGACAACGTGCACGGCACTTGAGCACCAGTCGCCGCCGAACCCGAGGCAGCGCCGCATACCACTACGTCGATACCCTGCGCCATATCCTCTCCAATGAAAAAGCCCCCGGCGCTCCAAGGCATACCGGGGGCCTACCGCGCCGCTCGATCAGCGACCGATGAAGCTGCGCACCGTGCGATAGCCGAACGTCACCGCCGCCAGCGCGAGCACCGCAGTACCGACGAGAACGACATTCGGGCCGATGCCGTTAATCGCGCTCACGACCCCCGACACGTCCATCGTCGGGGTACCCGCATCCGCTGCGAATGCGCCTGCGCTTGCGACCGCCGTAGCTGCTGCTGCAAACAGTTTCTTCATGCTCTTTCTCTCTCAGGTTCTGGCCCGGGTGTAGGGGGCCGTTCGAGCGGGCCAGCATCGAACGACCGGTCGCCCATGACGGGCTATGCGGTAACGTTCGCCGCCGGTTTCGCAGTCGGTCGGCCAAACGGAACGAGCGAGACAATGCGCGGCTCCAACTTGCCTTCCATCGACTGTTGCAGCGCGAATTCCGCGAGATACTCACCAGCCGGGGAGTCTTTCAGCGCAGTCGGCAGATTGATCGTACCGACGAGGATTTGCTTGCCGTCACTACTATCTTGCTCCAGCACGCATTGCGCCGTGTGGATTTCCCACGGCTGGTTGGTGCGCTTCGAGATACCGCTGCGCGCGACCACTTGCAGAATCGTCAACTTTTGCTTTGCCATCGTCGTTCCTTGGTTTAGGACTGCTATTCACGTTGAACGGAGCCACTTTGACTCCGGATGCATGCGCGACGAACGCGCTTATCGAAAAAGGTGGACGCTGGGTCAGCCGTCCACAAAACACCGCACTATCCGAGGGTGAGTTGCGGTGCGGTGGGGTTACAGGGGAAACGGGTTGCGATGCTGCGAGACTTCCACCGGAACCAGCGTGCAAAGGTCCGGTTTGCGCCCTGCCCGACGCAGAACAGCGCGGGCTTTTTCGCGAGCACCCTCAGCACCCCGGGCGCTTACGTCGATGACGGCAACGCGGTTGTGGCCGCACTGCGTGTAGGCATGAACTTGGTATTTCGGCACCACTCACCCCCGTTCGCTTTTGATCGGACCCCGTTAGTACGGGGTTTACCTTTCCGGGCAGACTGTTAGACTTTGCGGTACCCAAATTGGGAATTTTCCCGGTTTGGGAATATTGCATCCCAAATTGGGAAATGTCAACGGGAATTGATATGACCATTGCCGAACTTATCGAGCGCGCCAAAAAGCTGACCGGATCGCAGGGGGCACTCGCGGAACGGATCGGCCGCCCTGATAGCCGCATCAGTGAATGGAAGACTGGGAAGCGCAAGCCTGACGCAACGGACATCATGCTGCTCGCGGAAGTGGCAGGCCTGCCGCCGTTCGAGATGCTGGCCGAGATCGAAAGCCAGCTCGACGCCAACCGTGCGTCTGTGTGGCAACGTGCTTTGGGGAACCTGCGTGCGGCGGGTGTAGCGGCGACTGTGGTGCTTGGCGCTACTGCCGTGGTGAGTTTGACTTCAAAACCGGCTGATGCGGCTGAAAAAACCCAAGAAAACAAAGACTTGGCGCGCCCGGCTGGGATCGAACCAGCAACCCCTGCCTTCGGAGGGCAGTACTCTATCCATTGA